ATAATCATTTTTCAGAATTGAAAGAAGCAGAACTTTTAACAGAAAGATTAAATCTTGTTGTTGCTGCAGAACCTTATGTTGGAAAATATTATTCTCAAGATTATATGAGGCGTAGAATTTTACGTCAAACTGATGAAGATATTATTGAGCAAGATCAATTAATTAAAAAAGAAATTGAAGATGGTATTATACCAGATCCAAGTATTCCGGTAGATCCTATGACTGGAATGCCTGTGGAAACTGGTGGAGAATTGTTAGGTCAAGTACCAAAAGAACCAGATATGGAGTCTCAGGCAAAGGTTGTTGAAATTCCAAAAGGCGGAGAGATATAATTCATAAATACAAACATAACAAACACATATATAAAAATGGAAGAGTTAATGGATCTTATTGCGACTAATGAATCACCATCACAAGTAAGTGATAAAATTAAAGATTTACTTTTTTCCAAATCTGCGGAAAGACTTGAAAATATGAGATCAGCAGTTGCTTCACAATTATTTGGCGAAAATGAAAGTGAGGAAGAATCTGAGGATGAAGATGATGAAGAAGAAGATGGGGATGAAGATAATTAATTATATTATAAATAATTAATAAACTTATTGTACATATGGCTCATAAACCAGTAGGATCGGGATTTACAGCAACCTCAAATGGAACTAGTTCTCAAAGTAATAGTTTTACACAATATACTGATACTTTAAGAATTGTTGCTATAGGTAAAAATGGACACGTTGCTGTTGGAACAAATCCAACATCAAGTCATGTTGATTATTTTGTAGTTGATGCACTTCCAGAAACTTTATCTATAGGAAAACCAAAATCTCAAAAAGTTGTTGGAATTACTACTGGAACTACAACGATTCTAGATTTTCCTGAAGGCACTGGATCCCCCTTTGATGTGAATGACACAGTTAGTTTAACTGTAAGTAACCAACCATATTTTGATTTTTCCCATAAAGTTGTTACATCTGTAAACAATTCATCAAATACTTCTGGATTTTATAGCACCAGAATTATTGTAAATCATAACACATCTGGAATTGCCACTGCATACAATTCAAATAATTATGCAGATTTAAAAGGGTCATTAAAGGCTTCTTTTATGTCTGATGGTGGTAGTGGATTTGCATATTTTCAACAAATTCAAATTTCAGGAGATCAATGATGAAACTTATCAGAGAAGAAATGGAATCAGTAGAGTTTATCGTTGAAAATCATAACGGTAAAAGATCACTTTATATTGAAGGAGTTTTTCTTCAAGGAGATATAAGAAATCGTAATGGTCGTATGTATCCAATGGATGTTTTACGCCGTGAAGTTTGTAGGTATAGTGAAAATCATATTCAACCTGGAAGAGCACTTGGAGAGTTGGGACATCCAGATGGTCCAACTGTAAACCTTGATCGAGTTTCACATAAAATAATTTCATTAAAGGAAAGTGGATCAAATTTTGTTGGAAAGGCAAAAATTCTTGGCACACCTATGGGTAAGATTGCAGAGTCTCTCATTAGTGAAGGTGTAAAACTTGGTGTCTCTTCTCGTGGTGTTGGATCACTTCAACTTACTCGTGAAGGAATTAATGTTGTGGGTGAAGATTTTATGCTTGCAACTGCTGCTGATATTGTTGCAGATCCTTCTGCTCCAGATGCTTTTGTATCTGGAATTATGGAAGGGAAAGATTGGGTATGGGATGGAGGTATTCTTCGTGAAAAATATGCCACTAAAACATATAAAAGAATTAATACCCTTGTAACACAAAAAAAACTTGATGAAAATAAATTAAATCTTTTTAATGATTTCCTCACAAATCTTTAAATTATAAATAAATATAGATTAAAACTAGAGGTTAATCGGAGAGTTCAAATGTCTCGTGGAGAATTACAAGAAATGGAAGTAGGCACTAAGCAATCCAGAACTGCTGTGAATGCGAATGCTAAAGCTGCAGAACCAATGACACACCTAACAGGAAATATTCCTGATGGTCAATCTGCAAGTTGGCAAGACCTTGGAGGACCAACTCCAGAAAATTACAAACCAGATGACGATTCTGCAAAATTGTCCCCAGGATCAACATTGAAGCAAGTAAGAGATGTTGTGACTAGGGGTGCTAAGGCTGCAGAGGCAATGAAAATGAAAGAAGAAAAGGAGGAAGATAAAGATGATGATGATGATGATGAAAAGAAAAAAAATAAAAAGAAAAGTGAAGACGATGATGATGATGAAGAAATGGAAGAAGAGTATGACATCGAAAGCGATGTAAATGCTTTAATTAGTGGAGAAGATTTATCAGAGGAATTCAAAGAGAAGGCAAAAACTATCTTTGAAGCTGCTCTGAAATCTAAAGTTAGTGAAATTAAAGAAGCACTTGAATCTCAATACATTGAAAGACTTAATGAAGAAATTGAAGAAATTAAAGAAGAGTTTCAAGATAGGGTTGATTCTTACTTAGAATATGTTTCCGAAGAATGGATTGAAGAGAATCAACTTGCAGTTGAGCACGGACTCAAGTCCGAGCTTACTGAATCATTCCTTATGGGAATGAAACAACTTTTTGAAGAGCATTATGTATCAATCCCTGAAGATAAATATGATGTAGTCCATACTATGGTAAATAAACTTGATGAAATGGAAACAAAACTCAACGAACAAATTGAAAGAAATATTTCTCTGAATAAGAGACTGGCGGAATCAGTTGCTGATGGGATTGTTAGCGAGATATCTGAGGGTCTAACGATCACTCAAAAAGAAAAACTTGCTTCTCTTGCTGAAAATGTTGAGTTTGAGGGTGAAAACGATTTTCGTGAAAGAGTTGAAACTTTAAAGGAATCTTATTTCCCAAGAGTAGTAAATCAAAACAGAAATTCAGACAATTTAAATGAAAGTGTTGAAAGTCAACCAGAATATACTGGTAATATGGCAACTTATTTGAATGCTCTGTCTGCTGTCACTAAGAAATGAATTTAATATTATAAACAAACCCACAAACAAAAACAAGGTAAAAACAAATGTTTGAGAACATTCACCAAATTCAAGAGAAGTGGAAGCCACTTCTTGATTATGAAGGTCTTGATACAATTAGAGATCCCCATCGTAGAGCGGTAACTGCTGCCCTTCTCGAAAACCAAGAAAAATTCCTCAGAGAGGAAAGATCTTTCATGTATGAGTCCCCAGTTGGACTCTACGAAAGCCCAACCATGTCAGGCAACGCTGCTGGCGCTTCAGGTGCATTTAGTGGGTCTTCTACTACATCTGGTCCTGTTGCTGGTTTTGATCCAGTTTTAATCTCCCTGATTAGACGCTCAATGCCTAATCTGGTTGCTTATGATCTTGCTGGTGTGCAACCAATGAATGGTCCTACTGGACTCATCTTTGCAATGCGCTCACGTTATGTTAATCAGGCTGGTACAGAATCATTCTTCAACGAAGTTGATACTGCATTCTCTGGAGAAAACTCAAACTTCAGTGCAACTGCAGGATTCTCTTCAGCAACAGCTGGTTTTGGTACAACTTCTCAGCAAGGCACAAACCCAGGTCTTCTCAACCCAGAAGCAAGTCAAACTCAAAGTACCTACAACGTAGGTCAGGGTATGGTTACTGGAGATTCTGAGAATCTTGGAGTTGCTAATGGTGCTCAGTTTAATGAAATGGCTTTCTCAATCGAGAAAGTTACTGTTACTGCAAAGTCACGCGCTCTGAAAGCCGAGTATTCACTTGAGCTTGCACAAGACCTCAAGGCAATTCACGGTCTGAATGCAGAAGCAGAATTAGCAAATATTCTCTCTACAGAGATTCTTGCTGAAATCAACCGTGAAGTTATCAGAACCATCTATAAGGTTGCTGAATCTGGTGCTGCTGTTGGTACTGCCACTGCTGGAACATTCGACCTTGACGTTGATTCAAACGGTCGTTGGTCAGTTGAGAAGTTCAAAGGACTTCTATTCCAGATTGAGCGTGATGCTAACGCAATCGCACAAAGAACTCGTCGTGGAAAGGGTAACATCATCATGTGCTCTGCTGACGTTGCTTCAGCATTGACCATGGCTGGTGTGCTCGATTACACTCCTGCTCTTAATGCTAACCTTAACGTTGATGACACTGGCAACACTTTTGCTGGAACAATCAATGGTAAGTATCGTGTCTTTATTGATCCTTATGCTGCTAACGTATCTTCAACTCATTATTACGTTGTAGGTTATAAAGGTTCTTCACCTTATGACGCAGGTATTTTCTATTGCCCATATATTCCTCTCCAAATGGTTCGTGCCGTTGGTGAGAATACCTTCCAACCAAAAATCGGGTTTAAGACTCGTTATGGTATGGTTGCCAACCCATTTGCTGCTGGCACATCCCAAGGTATGGGTGGTCTTTATCCTAACGCAAACCGTTACTACAGACGTGTTAATGTTACCAACCTTATGTGAGTTATTCTCACAAAATTCTGGAGGGTCTCAAAAGGACCCTCTTTTTTTGTCTAAATACTTCAAAAAATGGCAATAAATAACCCATATAATAGGCAAATAAAAAATAGAAATTTTTTATCTCCATCAGGATTCAAGTTTATTTTAGCAAATTATCCTCAAGTTGATTTTTTTTCTAATGAAGCAAACTTACCAGGAATTAATTTAGGAACTGCAATTCAACCAACTTATTTAAAAGATATTGACATTCCAGGTGATAAGTTAACTTATGAGGATTTTTCTTTACAATTTATTGTAGATGAAGATATGAAGAATTATACTCAAATTCATAATTGGATGCGAGGACTTGGATATCCAGAAAGTATTGAAGAAATTGCAAATTTAAAAAGTGAAAATGATTATAATCCACCAACAGTCAATAATACAGATATTCAATATTATTCAGATGGAACTTTACAAATTTTAGATAGTAATCAAAATCCAAAATTTTTGGTAAAATTTTATCAACTATTTCCAATATCACTATCAACTTTAATATTTGATGCTACCATTACAGATACGAATTACTTTACAGCAACAGTAAATTTCAAATATACTTTATATGATATAATGAATACATTTAACACCAAAGTATGAATTTAGAATTGATACAAAAAATGTGGTCTCAAGACTGCATAATTGATAGAGATAATCTTCATGAGGAATCTCTCAAAATACCACAACTACATGCAAAATATTATGAATTATATAGCAATATTATTCTATTAAAAGCAAAAGCAGAGCAACAAAGAAAAAATATTCGACATGAAAGATTTGAGTATTATTCTGGAAAAGCAGATCCAGAAATTTATGTAGAGAATCCATTTCCAAAAAAGATAAGAGATAAGGATACGCTTCAAAAATATTTGGATGCTGATGAAAGACTTTCTGAAATATGCCTAAAAATTGATTACTATGAAACTCTTATAAATTACTTACAGGACATTCTAAAGGTAATTGCAAATCGCACTTATCAGATTAAGAATGCTGTGGAATTTATGAAGTTTCAGGCTGGATATGGTTGATATTAAAATACTCAAAAAAAATGAAATTTACATCAAATTAATATGCGAGTCACACATATTATATGAATTTTCTTCACATTTTACATTTGAAGTACCTGGAGCAAAATTTATGCCCCAGTATAGAGGAAAATATTGGAATGGAGAAATAAGATTATTATCCACACATACTGGAGAAATATATTGTGGTCTTCTCGATAAAGTTATTTCTCTATGTGATCAATATAATTATTCATATGAATTTGAAGAAAATAAATTTTATGGTTTACCATTTGAAGTAAATGAATTTATTTCTGAAGAAGGAACTAAAGATTATATTAAATCAATTTGCAATCTGGACCCAAGAGACTATCAAATTTCTGGTGTTTATGATGCTTTAAGACACAATCGAAAGTTGTTGGTAAGTCCAACTGGGTCTGGAAAAAGTTTGATGATTTATGCTTTAACTCGATATTATACTGACAAAGGAAAGAAAACAATTTTAATAGTTCCAACTACAAGTCTTGTGGAGCAAATGTATGAAGATTTCAAGTCTTATGGTTGGAATGTAGAATTGTATTGCCATAAGGTTTATTCTGGAAGAGAAAAGGAAAGTGATATGCCTGTTACAATTACTACATGGCAATCAATTTATAAATTGGAAAGATCATTCTATGAGGATTACGAAGTTGTAATTGGAGATGAAGCACATTTATTTAAATCAAAATCACTCATATCAATTATGACAAAACTTGATAATGCGAAATATAGATTTGGATTTACTGGTACTTTAGATGGAAGTCAAACTCATAAATGGGTTTTGGAAGGTTTGTTTGGTCCATCATATAAAACTACAAAAACTCATGAATTGATTGAAAAGGGACATCTTTCAAAATTAAACATTAA